CGAACGAAGCGATTGCGAATAGCTCGATCGAGCCTATGAGAAGGTCGCCGGCGAGCCGCAGCGCTAGGCGGCGGCGAAACCCCGGCGAGCGCAGCGGCGCCCGTCTGGGCGCGTTGGGATTGATCCAGGACGCGGTCATTGGCGCGCCTCGCGTTGGCGCCAGAACGGCGCATAGGCGAAGGGGATATCGTAGAAGCGCGCGCCACGGTCGGCGGGATCGTCGCTGCGAAAGATTTGCGGAATGGTCCGCAGCTCGCCGCGGCTGATCGCGCCGGCGATCAGATAATGAGCCGCGGCCGTCGCTTCGACGTACAGGTCCGATTCGTGATTGGCGACGCGGCAACCGTGCGCGATTAGCGTGTCATAGAGTTGCATGGCGGACTCCTCGATAGCCGGCGACGGCGGCGACGAGATCGGCGAGTAATTTCTCGCCAAGTCCGTTGCGTAGAGCCAAGGCTTGTTTCAGACATTCGCGATAGATTGTCTCGACGTGGCGCGAGTCGGCGTCATAACCGAACGTCTCGGCCCATTCCTCGAACGTCTCGGCCCATTCCTCGAATGTCGAATAACTCAGGACGTCGCAGTCCGTGACAAGCGAATAGAGAATGTCGGCCGCATTCGGAACGATGGGCTTGCCTTTGAAAATTGCCGTTGAGCGCTGCAACGCGGCAAACCCCTTTTCGGTTTCGTATTCGATCGCGTCGCACTTGTCGCGTGTCATTCCGCCGGCGCCCCATCGGTTTTTGTAGGACGGCGCATGACCGATTCCGGCGGAGTAGTCGGTCGTTAGCACGATGCGCCCGTCGCGCTCGAGCGTGACGCGCCAGTTCAAGCTGCGGTCGGTCGGTTTCGCGTTCGGTTTGAACGATCGCGATTGCGACCACGGCACGAATTCGGATTTGACGGTCAGGCCGTTCGCCGTGGCGAAGGCTTCGATTGACGCTTGATCGGTCATTTTCGCTTTTCCTCTCGCTCAGAGATCAATTTTTCGTGATCAGTCGCCAAGGTAGTAATAGGCGCGATCGCCGCTGATCGTCAGAGATCCGCCGTTGTTCTCGCAGAATTTTTCGTATTCGATCAGGTCGACGTCTTCGACGCGCAGTCCGTCGATTCTCGCCTCGCGTATGTCGCCGCTGATCAGCTGAATGAACAGTGCGTTGCATTCGGTCGGCGACCAAGCGTCGATCTCTTCGCGTTCCCATGCGCCATAGCCGCGCACATGGTCGCGCAGCGCGTCCAATTGATCAGGCGTGGTCAGGAGCGGCGTGCGGGCGCCTTCCTCGAGCGCATTGCGCCAAGTCTCGGGACCGGCGTTCGGTCCGCGTTCGGCGCAGCTGGCGCTGAATTCGTAAGGCTCGGCGGAATTGAAAAATTCTGTGATGTCGATTTCCATGATTCGACTCCCTTGCTCAGGATTGTGGACTAGCGCGCGAGGCGCGTTCCGTCGCGGAACGGCAATTCATGCCAGAGATTCTGCAGCGCGCGGACGCGCGCGTAGCGGTCCGGCGAATTGAGACGGAACGTAGGCCAGTCATATCCGAAGGCGCCGCCGCCCGCGAAGTCGCGGCGATAGGCGCGCAGAATGGCGTCGATCTGGCGTGCGCAACCCTGCTTTGATTTAGGCCAGTCTGGAAACTTGAACATGATTCGCTCCTCAGTTTGTGCAGCGCATTAGGCCTGTCTTGATAGGATGATCCGGCCAGCGATCATCTAAGCCGTCGATCGGTCCGGTGATCCAAAAACCGCGAATCGCGCTGGCGAAGAATTGCCAATTGCCGCGGTATCTCGGCGCCAGCGTATCGCGGCGCCATTCACGGTCGCACGTGCGAATCGCGCTAAAGCCGTCGACCGAATGGCCAAGGCGCGGAGTCGGATCAAGCGGCGCGTTTAAGATTTGCAGTTGATCTAGGCCAGTCGCGTCGGCGAGTTGATGGATTGTCCCGCCTTGCCAGCCGAAGAAATACAGGAGCGCTCGCAGGCGCATTGAAGGCGTGACTGTGTAGGTTTCCATCGTCGTTTCCTCTTGCTCGGTTGACCGCTAAATCTCGCCGCGCGCCTCAGTCGCGGCAAGGGTTAGCGTTCAAGCGGCGGTGGCGACGTCGACGTATTCGCTCCAGATTTCCGCGAGAATGGAGTCGGTTGGCATGTCGGGATCGATTCTTTCCCATGCGTCGATTTCGTCGCGCAGAGTCGTCGCGTCGTCGCCTTGGACGAATAGCGATTTCTTGGCGGGATGATTGTGCAGCGCATAGGATTCGCCATTGCCGTAAGAGACGAGGGCGAATCGGTCAGATGTGAAAATTTCGACGCGGGTCATGGTCGACTCCTGTTATCGCGTGACGGATCTGAATTCGGTTTCGATTATGTTCTGGATGGCGCGTTGATTGCGCCAGAACGTTTCATCGTGCGCCGCTTTGTCGCGTAGTTCATCGGCCAGCGTGACGCGCACGTAATCCATGTCGCCAAAGTGAAAGGCCTTGCATCCCGCTGGCGCGCATCGCGCCGGAATCGCGGCGCAATAATTCGCGGCGTTGCGGTAGATATTCCAGTTTCCGTGATTGACGACGAAAATGGGAAAATTCTGCGAATTGTAGTAGTTGTGGCGCATGATTCGCTCCTCTTGCTTGACCGTTTGAATAAGCCGCGCCTTGACGATTGTCAAGCGTTTGTCGAAACTATTTGTTGCGCCGCGGTTCGCTAGGCGGCGCCGCTTGCGGTTCGACCGCAGTGTACGTATTTTCGTGGCATGACATATAAGCGGCCTAACCCAGTGACTTGTCGGTTTCCGCTGGCGGAATTAGCCGCTTTGCGCGAGATCGCTCGAGCGCATGGGCTGACGCCAAACATATTCGTAAAGCGTATGGTTCTAGAACGAATTGTTATGTCAGACCCGCGTCAGACCGGCGAAAGCCGTTTAGATGGTTATCCGCCGCGATCGATCGTGGCGCCGGCGAATCGCGCGCCAGTTGAAAGCCCGGCGAACCGGTCCGGCTTCAGTGAGAAGCTAAAATAACGGATTGTTAGTCTCGCTCAGATAGTTAGGCCGCTTTCTGGGCCAAGATTTTTCCGCCAAACGTCCTTCGAGCTCGCCAAGATCCGCCTCGGCGCCGGCCTGGCGTCCCGCTGGTGATATGACTTAGGCTTTAAGCCTTTGATGCTGTTGGCTTATCTGTGATCCATTCGCCCGAATAGATAGAGAGTCGCCGGCGTGCTATCTCGGCGCCAGGCTGCTCAAGGAATGCTTTTTCAGCTAAATAGTTGATTTCTATAAGGAAAATGGACCGTGGCCGGCCGCTCATTCGTGCGCCCCATCTCGCACGGCCCCCCGGAATTTCTGTGGAATTATGTGCTTGCGGGGTGTTGTATAAAGTGTCATAACTAACAAGCTCAACGATTTACGGAGGTTAGCGTGCCTGGCGGTCGTCCTAGAATCTACACACCCGAGGAAGCGAAGCGGCGAAAAGCGGCTCAGCGGAAGGCGTGGAACCTGAAGAATGCCGATCGAATGGTCGTGTGGTCGAAGGCCTGGTATGAAGCCAATCGTGAACGCGCAAAGGAAAACGTCAAACGATACAGAGAGTTACCAGAGAATAAGGTGCTCGCCAGGGAGCGAAATAGGCTGTGGCGTAGGGCTAACCCCGACAAGGTTCGGGAGATGAAGCGACTCGCCAGGCATCGAAATCCCGAGAAGGAGCGGGCGAAACGCGCCGCGCGTAAGGCTAGAAACCCCGAGACGGCGCGGCTCGTTCAGCAGAGACGGTGGGTGAGTATGTGCCGCCGCAATCCTGACAAGGTGAGAGCGCGCAAGGTCCTGCAGCGGGCAGTCGCCGCTGGGCGCGTCATTCGCGGGCCTTGCGCGGTCTGTGGCGCTCTCGACACGCACGGCCATCACACCGATTATAGGAAGCCGTACGCCGTGGTGTGGCTTTGCCAAGCGCATCATCTCGAGGAGCACCGCCGGATCGATGCAGAAAAATCAGCGGAAGATTTGTTCGGGTAGCCAGATTGTTCTTGACTAACTACCTATCCGGATAGATACTTTCAGCGATCTAACGTGGAGAATCACAGTGCAGATGATCGCTTATCTCAGGCTCAGCAAGGCGCGACCCGGCTATGAGGGTCTCGGCATCGAGGCGCAGCGCGAGACGGTCAAGCTCTTTGCTGAGCTGCGGGGTGTCGAGATCGTCGCCGAATATGTCGAGGTCGCCTCGGCTAAGGGCGCCGACGCGCTCGAGCGGCGGCCGGTTCTGGCGGCGGCGATGGCCGACGCGAAGAAGCGCAAGTGCGCAGTTCTGGTCGCCAGGCTCGATCGGCTCTCTCGCAACGTCGCCTTTATCGCCGGGCTGATGGATCGCAAAGTGCCGTTCTTCGTCTGTGAGATCGGCCTCGACGCCGATCCGTTTATGCTGCACATCCAGGCGGCGGTGGCCGAGGATGAGCGCCGCCGGATCGGTGAGCGCACCAAGCTGGCGCTCGAGGCGGCGCGCCGCCGCGGCGTCACCCGCGCCGGGCTGCCGTTCACCATCGGCAATCCGAAGATTCACTTGGCGCGCCGCAAGGCCGCACGGTCTATCCGAGACGAGGCTGATCGCTTTGCGCTTAATGTCGCGCCTCTGATTCGCCCGTTGCGTGCGAGCGGAATGACCCTGCGGCAGATAGCCGCGGCGCTCGACGCCCGTGGCGTGGCGACGGCGCGCGGCGCTGACTGGTCGGCTGAGCAAGTGAATGCGACGCTGCGCCGGGCCGATTTGGTGGCCGATCTGCGTCCTTGACATGATACTGCGGTATCGAATAGCCTCGATTCGTCGCTGGGCTCTGGGAGCATCGGTCAACAGCGATAGGCCCGGTTCGTCGGGGTCTTGGCGGTCTCAGGACGAACCGGGCCGTCTTCAGCAGGAGCGAGAATGAATGCGATCATCGGCGGCAAGTCCTGTCGTTCGTGCAGCCATCGGCGCATCGCCGGTCAGGAAATCTTCTGCTACCGCTATCCGCCCGTCGTGCTGGCGGTTCCCGTTCCGGGGCGGGATGGCAAGCCGACGCTGGGCTTTCAGTCGGTCTATCCCCAGGTCAATCCCGACATGCCGTGCGGCGAGTACGCCCGTTCCGAGGTCTTTGCCTCCGAAGAAGTTCAGACGTCGGCGCTGGGGGAGACGCGGCAGTGATGTTCGGGCTTGGCGTCATCGTCGGGTTTCTCGTCGGCTGGATCGCGGCGGCGCAGACCATGCGCTGGCTGTATAATCGGTCGCGGCCGCGCTCGTTTGGCGTGAGGAAGCGATGAGCGATCGCTACGCTTTCGAGATCGCTTCGTTCTTCGGTTTCGGCGGCGCGCTGTTCGTGCTGCGGCTGATGGGAGCTTTCGTGTGAGCGAATATCCTAAGATCGATACGCTTTTCGAGCGCGATCCCGCGTCGTTCGTTGTCGACCCAACGCGACTGAAGGCGTCGGTTCTTGGCACGATCAGTGAGTGGGATGTGACGGAGAAGATCGACGGAACGAACATCCGCGTCATGCTCTCGAAGGACGGCGCTGTGTCGTTTGGCGGCCGCAGCGATAATGCGCAAATGCCCGCCGATCTCGTTCAATATCTCATGTGGACATTCCCGGTGGAGGCGCTGAAGGCTGCGATGTGGCTTGAGCAGCCGGTCGACGTCGTTCTCTACGGCGAGGGTTACGGCCCCGGCATTCAGAAGGGCGGCGGTCTTTACCGGGCTGACAAGGCATTTATTCTTTTCGATGTGCTGGTTGACGGCCAGTGGTGGTTGGATCGCCAAGCGGTCGCTGAGATTGCGACGAAGCTCGGCATCGATTCAGTGCCGTATCTCGGCCGAATGACGCTTGCTCAGATCGTCGCTCTCGTGAAGACTCCGTTCCCCTCGAAGATCGACACGGCCATCGCTGAGGGTATTGTCGCGCGTCCGATCGAGCCACTTTTCGACAAGCGCATGAAGCGCATAATTATCAAGCTGAAGACGAAAGACTTCGTTGCAGGAAAGCGCTGAACATGAGCGAGCTTGACGATCTCGAGCGCGATCTTTTGGTCGCCGCAGACATCTGGTTCAACCAGGACCTGCATAAGAAGCTGCAGCGGTTGATCGCGATTGCGCGCGACGGCGAGTCGTGGCGCGAGTACGCCGCGGCCGTGGTGGCGCATCAAGCCGCGCAACGAATTCCGCCGAAATCGCCGAGCGATCCAGTGCGGCGCGAGCCGACAAGCGCTGATCCGATTCCGCCGATTCCGACGTCGTGGTGCGAGTCGAGCAAATGACGCGGCACTGGCGTTCCAAGGGCGACGACGCCAAGATCCATCATGTGACGATCGCCGTGTCGATCAAGCTGCGGGATCGGCTGTGGGCTTACGCTGCCGCGCTCGGCCGACCGCCGACCGTGGTGGCGCACGATCTGATCGACCGCGGCGTTCCGGCGCCGGTCGACGAGAAACTGGGAGAGGCAGAGTGACGATCATCTGCGTCAAGGATGGCGCTATCGCGGCTGACGGCGCTTGCTGGTACGGCGGCGTCAAGGCTGAGTTTAGCAAGCTGAAGATCGTGCGGTCGCGTGATGGCGCGCTCGGCGGCTCTGTGGGCGACGCGAGCTACACGGAGTTCTTTCGTGTGTGGTTCGCCGGTACGGGCGCGCGTGAAGAGCGCGGCTATTACCGGTCGAAGGACGATCCGCTGGTCATCGGCAAAGACGAGAAGCGCGAATTCCGCGCCATGTGGCTTGAGCCCGATGGTGACGTGACTGTGCTGGAATCGGACGGGCGCCCTTATCTTGTTGGCCGCGGGCCGCATGCGATTGGCGCTGCGTACGAGATGGCGCTTGGCGCCATGTACGCCGGCGCTTCGGCCGAGCAGGCTGTTCGTATCTGCGTCGAGCGGAGCGATGCCGCCGGCGGAGAGGTGTTCGTCGAGCGGCTTGCATCGTTGGTCGAGCAGGCGCCGCCGGCGGAGAGCCGGCCGGCGAGCGAGGCTATCGCGTGGAGCGACGTCGATAAGACGAAGCAGCAGGCGATTAACGAAGTGTGGCGCGAGAAGATGGGCCTTGCCTGATGGCGCCGCGCGCGAAGAAATGGCTCAAGCTGCTTGAGGAGTTCGTCGGCGAGCTCCGCATCAAGTCGAAGGAAATCGTTGCATCCGACGAGCGCGGCGCTAAGTTGGAATTGTGGGAGAGCCAGCATCGTTTTCTTCAGGCGATCGGCCAGGGCCTCGACGACGACGTTCATTCGTTCAATTGTCTGAAGAGCCGTCAGCTTGGCGCCACGACGATCAGCTTGGCTATTGATGTCTTCTGGCTCGCGGTTCACTCCAATTTGATCGGCTGTCTTGTCACCGATACCGAGAAGAACCGCGAGGTCGATCGTGGCATTATCGAAGGCTACGTCGCTTCGTTTCCTGAAGGCTACTTCAGCGATGCATTTCGCATCGTCAAGTCGAACCGGCAGATGCTGCAGTTCTCGAATGGCTCGCGGCTTGATTTGTTGGTGGCCGGCACTAAGAAAAAATCGATCAGCTGGGGCGAGGGCCAAGGCTACGCGTTGATGCATGCCACAGAGGTGGCCGCATATGGCGATGTCGAGGGATTCAAGTCGCTTGAAGAGGGTTTGGCGCAGGCGAACCCGAATCGACTGTTCATCCGCGAGTCGACCGCCAAGGGCATGAACCACTGGCGCACGCGCTGGATGGCGGGCCTCAACGATCTGACCGAGCGTTCGTTCTTCATTGGCTGGTGGGCTGGCGACAACAACCGCATCCCGCGCGGCGATCCACGTTTCGCTTCTTACGGTCTCGCGCCGCCGACCGGCGCCGAAGCCAAGATGCTCAAGGATGTCGAGAAGCTCTATCAGCACCGCGTCACGGTCGAGCAGCTGGCGTGGTTCCGCTGGAAGCAGTCGAAGGCCGGCGCTGAGCAGAACCTGCTCGAGCAAAATCAGCCGAGCACGGCCGAGGACGCGTTCGTCCAGACCGGTTACAGCTTCTTCCAGGTCGCGGTGATCGGCCAGGACATGAAGCGGATACAGGACAACCAGCCGATCTTTAAAGGCTATCGTTACGAGGTTGACGGCGACTTCTTTAATTTCAAGATGATCACGATGGACCCGAACGTCGATGATGTCGACAATGTTGAGCTGAAGGTCTACGAGGAGCCAGTCGACGGCGCGCAATACGTGATCGGTTTCGACCCGGCCTATGGCCGAAACGACCACAAGGACCATCATGCGATTCTGGTGTTCCGCTGCTTCGCCGACAAGATGGTGCAGGCCGCCGAGTACATTACGGCCGACGTCGAAACCAAGCATGCATCGTGGGTGCTGTTCCACCTCTGCGCCGCCTACCGCAATTCGATGTGCAACGTCGAGCTCGGCGGGCCGGGTCGGCTGGTGATGAGCGAGTTCGAACACCTGCGTCAGTTGATCGGCGCCGAGATGAACGTCGTCAAGACAGAGGCGCGCGGCTGGGGAGACGCCGGCGCGCAGGCGCGCTGGTATCTCTACCACAAGGTCGATAGCCCCGGCGCCGGCTACATGGCCAATTTCGAGACCAATTGGCGCACCAAGATGGAACTGCTGCACGGCTATCGCGGCGTCTATTCGAGCCGTGAGATCGATATCCGCTCTTGGCCACTGCTGCGCGAAATGTCGATCGTCGTCGTCAACGACGGCGAGATCGGCGCGCCGGAGTCGACCGACGAGAACATGAAGGACGATCGGGTGTTCGCCGCCGCGCTGGCGGCGCGCGCCTGGACGGACTGGGTCCGCAAGGACATGATCGCTCAGGGCTTGACTTACGACGTGGTGATGAAGGCCGAGCCGGGTCAAGAGACGAAGCAGGAGACGGCGGTCAACTCGATCGTGCGTAACTTCTTGCGGACGCAAGAGGAGCGGGCGAACGCCGAGCCGGAACCGCCGAAGTGGAAATCTGATTTGGGGCTTGTGTGATGGCAAAGCAGTCGAGAGACTATAAATTTGCAGCGCCTGACGAGGGCGTCAAAATGCCGCAGTCGGAAGACGATGCGCTGTTTGGCGACGATTCGCCGGCCGAAGCGCCGCCCGCCGAGCCCGAAGATCCGATGCGCAACTGGCACGCAATGCCGGAGCCGCCGGAAGTCGGCGGACGCTACGGCGCGCCGCCCTACGACCATGCGCTGGTGCTGCTGACGCTCGACGGCGAGCAGAGCGTCGTGGCGCAATGGCAGGCGTCGCGGCGTTGGGCAGGGACCGGCGCGGGCAAGCGCTGGGAAGCCTATGGCTTCTGGGCGCAGCGCAACACCGGCGGCAAGCCGGTGGCGTTCGTGCCGAAGGGCTGGCGGGAGTGGCGCGGGTGAGCACCGAGACCTTCGATTCCGAGTGGGTTGACTCAGATCAATATCTGGGGCCTCGCATGAAACGAATCACTTTCCAATGCACGAAGTGCAATCATAAGTGGGTTCGTACGCTGAAGGCTGAGCCGCGCCGCGACCCCCCTTGCCCAAATCGTCGCTGCGTCGAAACGTCGCGGTTGGCCGATTTGGAGCGCGAGAATGAGAATTTGCGCCGCATGCTCGAGGAAGGGCGCGCGCCGGCGACGATCGGTCAGAACATCCACGTCAAGGCGGTCGACGAGACGGCGCGTATCGTCATGGAGGACGGCCATTACACCGACTTGCGCGACAACGTGCGCGAGGGCGAGACGATGGCGCCGAAGTTGCCGCAGGCTCAGCAGGCATTGGCCGATTCGATGTTCTCCAACAAGGAAGCCAAGACGCCGGTGATCTCGACCGACGGGCGGCGCGGCATGTCGATTCCCTCACAGCACTTGCGCGCTGTCGGCATGCGGGCGATCGGCGGGGCTTACGCCAACAATTCGGTCAAGCCGACCGCGATCATTCCGTCGCAGAAGCCGCCGATGGTGGCGGTCAAGAACGAGCGTTACAATCCTGGTCGGCCGAGCGCCGAGGGTTATAAGAAAGGGTGAGCGAGATGGGGAAGCCGATTCTGTGCTTGGCCTTTGACGGCGTCGTTCATAGCTACGAGAGCGGGTGGAAGGGCGCCGGTGTGGTTCCTGACGCCCCTGTTCCTGGAGCGATGAAGTTTATCTGGGACGCGGCCGAAAACTTTCGTGTCGCTATTTTTTCGTCGCGATCGAATCAGATCGGTGGCCTTGACGCCATGAAAGCGTGGTTAAGCGGTCACCTTCATGAAGTGATGAATGGTGCGGACGCTCAAATACTGTTCGCGCAGATCGAGTGGCCGACTGAGAAGCCGGCGGCATTTGTGACGATTGACGACCGAGCTTTGACTTTTGACGGCTCGTGGCCTTCGATCGAATCGCTCACATCATTCAAACCGTGGAACAAGAAGTAGGAGTGACATAATGCCGCAGACCATGAAGACCAAGGGCGCTGGCGCGTTCGCCAAGTCGGCCGCGCCGGTCAAAGCGCCGGCGCCAGCCGCCAAGCCGGCGGGCCGAATCGGCAATCTCGGCGATTGGGCGCACCCGCCGAAGAGCAAGAAGAAATGACGAATTGTCGTTGACGTTCGGCCGAATCTAGCGCATCTTCGCTGCGGTCCGCGACGGTCCCCCAACCTGCGGGTCAGACGTTTCATACGACTCCTCCCAGATTCCCCGCCGCCCCCAAAGCGGCGGGGTTTTTCGTTTCAGGAATTGCGAATCGGTTTGGCGAAGCGGTCGAATATCTGTATTTTTCCGCGCACCAGGACGTTGAGGTTGTTCTGCTCGATCGTCCATCGCGCTGTCGATACTTCGATCGTCGAGACGTCAACCGTCCACGATGTCGTTCGCAGGAATCCCGTGGTGGTAAGTGGTAGAATCAGCGAAGCCGGGCCGTTGCGTGTCTGGTAGTCGATCGTCACCGTGGCGACGAGCGATGTCAGCACGATCAGATCGTAGAGGTAGAACGATACCGACCACGTCAGCGTGTCGCCGATTTTCACGAAGATTTCGTCGCTCGACGAAGGCCGCGGAGCGGTGAAGTTTGGCGTGATCGAGTAGATGCAGCGGCCGTGTAGGACGATTGGTGGCGGTGGAAAGATCGGCACGACATAGGACGCTGACTGGTCCCACAGTGTTGGCGTCGGCAGTCGTGTCCAGCGTCCCATGCCGTCGAGATTCATCCACCATGTTGACGCGGTTGGCGTTGGCGGGGCGATGAACCGAAGCATCAACGCATTGTCGAGCGGGTGAGCTGTCGGCAGCGGTTTGATGTCGCTTTGCCCGAGCCATTGCGACACGAAGCTCGGCGTGAACTCGCCGGCGTAGCCGAGCGGCGCGGCGGGGTTGTCGAGCGGGCGCGGCGGCGGCAGATGTGGCGTATCGGTTTGCCCGAGCCATTGCGAAATGCAGTTGGCGATGAATTCGCCAGGCGCCGTCGCAGCGGGGCTGCGCACATCGTCGACTGGCCGGATCGGCGGCAGATGCGCAACATCGCTTTGGCCGATCCACTGCGATAGGAAGTTTGGCGTGAATTCGCCGGCGTAACCGATCGGCGCGGCGAGGTCATCGATGCGGCGGTTGGGCGGCATCTTCGCAACGTCGCTCTGTCCTATCCACTGCGAGGCGTAGGTCGGGATGGCGGCTGGCGTGATCTTCTGCGAGGGCCACGCTGTGTTGTCGAGTGCGCCGAGCGGTAGGATGTGCTTCGGAACGCTGCCGTCGTTCGACCATTGCGCGACGTAGGTGGTCGGGAATTCCGTGCCGTAACCGACTGGAGATGCAAGATCGTCGATGCGGCGGTTGGGCGGCAGTTTCGCGATGTCGCTCTGGCCGGTCCACTGCGAGATGAAATTCGAAGACGCCGCGGCTGTAGCTATAATCGATGTGAACGGAGACGCTGGCGTCGCCCATAACCCCCACGGATCGGCCGCCCAGGCGAACATTTCGCCAGCCGTAAGCGCGCGAGCGACGACCGCCGCTCCAGCCGTATAGCCGGAGCCTTGCGTAGGGATCGGGCCGAATAGCATCGTCGTCGCCGGGCCGGTCGGGACGGTCGTTTTGCCGGTTCCAGAAATAGACGTGATCGCGCCATTTTGCAGGTTTTTGGCGAGAAGGAACGCGATGCCGCTGACCGTGTCGAGTGACGCCACGCAGAAATAAGGCACGGCCTGCGACGCTAGACCGCCAAGGGTAAGAACAGTCGAGCTGTTGACATCAAAATAAAGAGTCCCCCCGAAGAAGCCCACCCACGCGCCGGTTGTGTAGCTTGCTGACGAGCAGATACAGGCCGAAGTCGTGCCGCTTGAATACGCTTGGACAAAGCTGGCGACCGTGATTTTTGTGAGCGATGCGGCCGGACGACCTGCAAATGACCAGTAATTGTTGGCGCTAGTCGCCCCGACCGAGGGCCCCATGAATGGCTGATTGATAAAGGCAGGAGAGCCGTTTTTGACGCCGGGCTGCCCACGAACGGCGTCGATAATTGCGCCGTTGCCGGCGACGTAGGGCGCGAACAGAAGGCCTTGCGCCGCCGCATGCGCCGTGTTGACGCCAAGGATCGACTTCGGTCGCCCCCAGCCGTCGCGATTGTTGAGCGCAAGCCGCGTCGAAGGCGAGACGATTGTCGCTGCGTTGGCCATCGCGTCAGTTGTTCAGGTTGACGTCGTACGTGCGGTATTTCGCGACGTTGTTAGCCGCCGTCGACGACAGCGCCGCGCCGGAAGCGTTGAGCAGAGCGATACGGAAGCTCCCCGGCGGGATGATGATTCCTTGCACGAAGCCGGCGAGCAACGTCGTCGCTGCGGCGCTTTCAAGCGGGATGATCCCGACCGGCGCATACGGTGGCGCGCGCGTGATCGTCGCGCCGCTCGCCATCGAGCCGTCGCCGTAAGTCGCCCCGTCGTCGAGCAACGCCGCGAGAAAGAGCCCTATGTATGCGCCGGCTGGCGGCGTCGCCGAACCGACGGTGCAACGGACCGAAATGTCCATGTATTGATCGAGCGCGGTCTGATTGGTGATGTCGGCAGCGCTTGAGAGAACCGTCGAGCCATTCGCCAAGCTCGTCAGATCGCCGGAGGCGAACAACGCGGTCCACGAGAACCCGACGCCGTTGCCAGCGGTCCATGCTGTGCGATTAGCCATTTTCCACCTCTATGTACAGGCGAGGATGCTGCGGCGCGATTCCATGCGGTCAAGCCACTTCTCGATCGGCCGGCAACCTTTGCCGACACAGCGCAGGCAGATCGGTCCGTTGCAGCAATGGCACCACGCGCCGATTGCGTCGTCGGTTGCCGACTTGAACGGCGGCTTGTCCATGAC